AATAATATAGGTTTTTGGCGGCTTTAGTAGCACAAACCTATATTATGTCATCACCCCGAACATTTCAACCTTTTCAGATATTAAAAAGGCATCACCTAAATAAAGTGTTTATGCTTACTAATGATTTAACAGTAGGATGCAGGATGGCATTTACCAATTACCACATCAAAAAGGCATCATCAGAAATCATAAAGTGAAAATAGTGTATTTAAAAAGGCATCATCAGAAATAAAATATTAATTTTAAAAAGTGTTGTAGATGAGAACTTGCTTTTTAAGTTGTTATCATCATCACTTTTTATAAATATTTAATATTTTCAATTCATAATATCAAATTGGTATTTTCAAAATCATTAATTATAAAATGATTTAAAAGTTTTACTTTTTATATAAATGGATATAGCCGCCTACCATATACCATTTTATAAAAATTTTATATATTTATATTTTTAATTGTCTTATATGTTTATTTATTTAAAAAGCCATTTTACTACTATAATTTTTTATTCCTTTATTTAGTCTCTTATTGACATTTTTATTTATCTTGTCCGTGTGTTTATTATTTATAAAATTAGTATATGAAAAATATATATTATAATATATCATAATTACTATTAGCATATATATTTTTTCTTTTATGTTATTTTAATTTGTTTATTTTTTCATAATTATTTTTCCCGCTCAAAAGTCTAATAATTATGTGTTCTGATTGTTATTTATTTAAATTGTCTTGTTCGTTTAAATTCTGTTCGTTGTGTCATTCCTAATGTTAATTTATTATATTCCACTTTGAATTTACCTGGTTTATTTGTTTTTTCATTATATTCACATAAATCAAATTCCACAGCCTCACCCTCAAATAATTTTTTATAAACTTCTTCACAATCTTCAAATTGATTAACAATATCACCTTTTTTATTTACTACTTGTTTATTAATTTCATACATTATAGATGTATCAGACACGCCCGCCATTCTTATTTTATCTTTAATAATAATGTCTTTAGTTTTTTTATCGGTTCCTGTCATCTTTAAATAATAGCATTTTTTGCCTAAAAAATAAGCGTTTGAGCCTTTGACATTTTCACAGCCTTTAATTTTTAAATCAGTTTTGAATTGTCCAAGTTCATTACCTAATAAAATTTTACCTGTATCCTTAATATATTTTTCATTAATTTCATTAACATCATCTAAATTTATAAAAAGTGAATCAGTATCTTGATAATATACATCTTTATTAAGTTGTTCGGATAAACAAATTACATCATTCATAATGTGTTTTGAATAACTTAAAATGTCTACTCCTATATGATTACAGTTAAAATGATTTGATATTTCACTTTTTACATAAACTCTATATGAATTATTAATTTTTACATATTCGCTTATTGATTCGTGGTTTAAGTCTAAATATTTATTAAAGTCATTTTCATTATTAAAGTTTAATATCTTTGTCATATGTTCATTTTCAATCATAATCCCATATATAGAATTTAGAACTAATTTATAAACCAATTCTATCGGGTTTTCTTCTTTTACTTTCAATTTTCTAATTTCATATAATTCATTTACTAAATCACATATCGCGTAATTTCTACCGTCATTATAATATATACCATCAATTATATCAAATTCTATTTTTTGATATTTTATTAAGTCTTCCAATGTTGTCTTATCTACATAATGGATTTTATCACCACATAAATCATTAGTAAAATTTAATATACCCTTATCATCTTTTCTTGATAATAAAGGAAATTTTAATTTAATACCAACTTTATTAATTTTGATTCTAATAAAATATTGGGTGTAGTCTTTTATTTCATTATATTTAGTATTTTTATTTATTTTTTTAGGGATACCTTTTATAAATCCTGTTTTAATAATTGCAGATGGATAAAGTGAATTAGCATCTAACGCAGTAATAATTTTATGTAAAATTTTATGTTTTTCATTATTAGCACACATAACACGCCCACCAACTATAAAATTTTTAATATATTGTTGAATTGCTCCACTATGTTTATAACAATCAATAAAAACTCGTCTTTTTTGTAGTAGTTTTCTTGATATGCTTGATGTTGTAAGGCAGTTATCAATATTGATATTAAAAGCTTCAAATATCCAATTTTTAAATGTATTATATGACTTTTGTAATACTTCACAATCAATAACGCAGTATTCCATTGAATATTTAACCATATTAATCATTTTCTTATCACTTGTAAAGCATCGCCACTTTTCGCAGTTTTCTAAAAATAAATCTTTATCTTCATCACTTTTAACAAAAGATAAGCATTTATCATAATTAACATATTGACATTTTAAAATATCAATAGAATTATCATTAAATAAATCATAAGGCATATATTCTTTATGGGTATCACCCAATTTAAAAATATCATTCATATTCTTCAGGGGTTCACTTATTAAATTATAAAAATCAACAATTTTTAAATTATGTTTGTTATATGTAGCCTTACAACTTATGAATTTTGAACCATTAAATAACTCTTGTTTATTATATAAATGTTCACATATAAATGAATAATCAAATTTAGCATTATGACCAATTAAAAAAGTATTTGTATTAATAAACTTCAATAAATCTTTAGCACAGTTGACACCATAAGACTTTTTTTCTATTTCACCATCATACTTTAAAACTCCTAAATATGGGATGATTTCATTTTTATCGTTTGTGTAAGTCTCAAAATCAAAAGTAGCTATTTTATAATCTTTAAAATCATTATATTCCTCTTCTTCTTTATCATCTTGTATTAATCCTTTTTCTTGTCTTTTATCGGCATGTAAAAATTCTTTTTCATTAATAAATATTTCATTATCGTCCGCCGTAGTGTTTAATTCATCATAAAATAAAGTATTAAAAATATTGATTGTGTTATTGTCCATAGGCTTCATTAAATTATTTTCATGAAAAATTTTCAATGCATTTAAAGAATTTGTAAAGGCTCTTTTATCATCTTTAAAATAATATCCATTATCTCTAATTCCTACTACATTATTAAAAATCCTTGTTGATTTTTGTGGATTCATATATTTAAATTTTAATGTAAAGTAGTTATTAAGTGAATATGATGAATAATTAATATCATCATAAATAAAATAATGATTTTTATAAAATGCTACTTTATAAATCTCTAAATCATTATTCCCGTAGGTTGTTTTTAAATGTTCATTAGTATCATCATTTTTAAATTTGTATAGTTCAATAGTTATGTTTAATAGTTCGGTTAGTTCCTTTAGTTTACATATACTTATATGGCGTGTTTTAATAATTGATTTAAATTTTTGTAGTTTGCAGGTAGACATTTTTAATGTTTCTAATGCTATATATAAACAATTATTTTTATTGATAATTTCTAATTTATCATTGGTTAACTCCTTATATAGTCCATATCTATCCATATTAATATCAGTATTATTTGTATAGCATAAGAACTTGCCTTTAAATTTATAGTATGTTGCCGCATCTTTTATTTTTGTTATAGTGTATCTAATAGCATTATAGTAATATTCTATAAATTGAGCGTCTGAAAATGTGTTTTGTGCTATTACAACTTTAATATTTTCATTTGAAAAGTTTGATAACTTATATAAATTGTCATCATTCAAAACTCTATATAATTTTTCAAAATTTTGCTCCATAATTTCTAAAACGCCCCTATCATAACTATTAATATTATTTTTAACAATATTTAAAAAGTCTTTAGTAGTTAACCCATAATTAATTATATCTTCTTGAACATTAATAACAGCGGTTAACCCATTAATAAGGAAGTTTTCAATTTTAACTAATATTTTTCGGATACCTTCATTTCTTAGTTTATTAATATCAACAGTCTTATTTTGTTTATTTTTATATTCTTCAATTGCATCACTTACATCCTTTTTAACTTGTTTAATTTCTGTATCTTTCTTAATTTTTTTAATTCTTTCGGCTTCTTTTTTCTTCAATAGTTTAATTTTATCGGCTTCTTGCTTTTTTAGTTCTTTAATTTTTAATTTTTCTTGTTTCTTCAATAATTTAACTTTATCGGCTTCTTGCTTTTTTAGTTCTTTTATTTTTAGTTTTTCTTGTTTCTTGATTTCTTTAATTTTAGTGGCTTCATCCTTTTTAATTTTCTTCTCCCAATATTTATCTTGTTTTTTATTGAATTTTTTTAATTCTCTAAATTCCTTAATTGATTTTTTATGTGCCTCTTTAGTGGCTTGCTTTTCCTTTTTAATACTATCAATACTTTTATAATTTCTATAATTCCATTTTAATTCTCTTAAATTTTCGTCATACTGATTTATCCTATCTCCAAAAGAAATAGCATCATTAATTTTAGAAATTTTATTAATGTTTTTATCTCTGTTTTTAACTAAACTATTAATTTTTTTTAATAATTTTGTTAATAGGATATTATCCTTCTCATTAAAATTTTGTTCTTGATTTTTAACTTGCATTTTGTATAGTATATATATACTATATATAATAATTATTTCTTTATATCATTTTCATTAAAATAATGAATTTTTATTTTTATAATAATAAATGTTCTAAATTATAATTACAAAATATTTTATAAATCATAATTAAATTATTTTGTTAAAATTAAAAAGTATATATGAGAGCCTTTTGAAAAAAGATCTCTGGTTTAAAGCATCTTTTAGCCTCAAAAACGCTCTTAAAATTAAAATTAAAATGATATGAAATTAAATCATTTTAAATAGTCATTGCATCAGCAGCATCAACAACATCAACAACATCAACCAAATTAACAGCATCAACAACATTAATATTATTTTTTAATAATAAAATTTCTTTTGCTTTCGCTCTATACTTTCTATTATTAAGTTTATTTTTCTCTCTTCTGTTTGATATCCATTCTTCATTTAGTTTTTTAGTATGATACAAATTTTTATAAAAAGTATTATATTTTTCTCGGTTTTGTTCTCTGTATCTGGTGCAGTTTTCTTTTTTAAATTTTTTATATTTTTCTTGGTTATTTTCTCTATATTTTAAATTTGCAGCGTCCATACTTTTTTTATTTTTTAAATAATAAGAACTATTTTTATATTTTTTTAATTTCTTTAAAAGAATGTCGCCTAATAAATTATAAAATTTAATATTATTTTTATTTATAATAGAATTCATTATATATGATATGATATATATAATACTTATATATTTAAATCATTTTAATAAAATAATGTTTTTTATTATTATAAATTAATAATAGAAATCATTTAAATTAATCCATTCTTCCACAATCCACAAAAGTATAAAGCCCCTTACTTTTTAGAAAATCAGAAATGATATAAAGAATTGTTAAAAGTTCGTCATCGCCTCCGCATCCACTTAAATAATATTCTTCATATTTTGTTTTTCTACTTCCTGGCTCTGGATTAGTAATAATATAAAGTCCACCACCTAAAAAAGATGTGTAATTTTCATTTTTAAATTTTTTAGTTCTTTTTAAAATGTCAGTTAGTAAAAGTATTATTTCCATAAATTTCACGGATGCCGTTGAATATGGTATAAAGTATTTACCATAAAAATCCCAATCTTTACCCATCTTTTTAATGATGTTATTAATCTTCTTTTCTTCTTTTACATTTAAAGGCTTACAAAATTTAACGGCTTCAATATTATTCAATAAATCTTGATATTTAGAATCATTTTCAATTAAGTAAAAATATTTAGAACTTTCCATATTGATGATTTATAATATATATAATTGTAATATCTTTAAATCATTTTAATAAAATAATGTTTTTTATTATTATAAATTAATAATAGAAATCATGATAATAAAAATAATAATATAAAGAAATAAAAATTATATATCATAATATTATAGTATGTTTTCAATACTTAATTATGATGAAGAATTAATAAATAAAATTATAGTTATGTATTACACTTTTTATTTTAACATTGAAGACATAGCATTAAAACTAAAATTAAAAAGTGATGATGTAGAAGACATTTTAAAAGGATATTTAATTGAAGTTAATATAAATGATTATCACATTTTGAGCGAACCACTTTTATAAAATAATAGAATGTATTTTAATACATTCCACATTAAAGATATATCCACCTGTAAACTTATTATATAATGTAGGGTTAAATATTCTATCATACTTTCTATTTAAAATTAAATCTCTAAGGGTTAATGTCTTTATCATTAAAAATAATGGTTCTTCTTCATAAGGTATTATAATAATATAATAGTTTGACATTGATTTATTAATGCCGCTATCTCTATTATTAGACATAAATTCTACAAAAATATTGTTAGTTTCAACCGCTTTTATATCAGTTTTAACCTCATATTTAACATTATCAATGTCTCCAATGTTTTCTATTTCAAAATCATAATATATATTATTATTTTTATTAATTAAAGTATCATCTTTTAAATTATGATACATAATGACTTTTTCAATAGCCATATCCTCAAAGTATCTCCCCAAATTTAACAGTTCATTAAATCCATCATCTACAGTCTTTAATTTTCTTTTATCTTTTGAAATGTTTATTAAGTGTTTCATTTTTTCTTTTTCATTTTTACAAATCATAAATTTTTAGTGATATGTATATATATAATTATCATATATTTAAATCATTTTATTAAAATATTTTATTCTTGTTGCTTCCTAATTAAGGGGGTAGATATGAATAAAATAAAAAGTGTATATGAGGGCTTTTGAAAAAAGATCTCAGGTTTAAAACATCTTTTAGCCTCAAAAACGCTCTTAAAAATAAAATGTATATTCCAACTTTTCATGAAAATAAAGTGCGTTTAATGCCTCAAGATTTTATAATTTCTTGCTCAAGATTTTATGACTCAAGATTTAAAGCATCATAAATTTGAAAAGTTCTAAAGTTGATTTAATGTATCCTAAATATTAAATGGTTTATTGAAATCCTATTAATAATACATCTAATGTATCCTTAAAATTCAATGGTTTATATTTCATAATATAGTTATCATAAAAATGATTTCAGACAATATATATTTTATATGTGAAACCCCATTATCTATGTATTTTAACAACTAAAAATTAGATGCGTTTAATGTATCCTAAGAAATACCAATTTACATAAATAAAAGGTTTCTAAAAGATTAAATGGGTTGTTCCTTCTAAGTGAAATTTAAAATTTTTCAAAATCTC